ACTCATATGTCAGCGATAATGGATACACGATATACAACCCATATCTGTCATGGATCAATCATTACTATCATTATTGCCCGACATTTAATGAGGATAAGCTGAAACCTTGGGATAGGGTGGAAGACAGAAAGAATAAATTCAAGATGACGGATAAGGTTAAGAGAGGCGCCAATAATTGGTATTATTCAGGCGGGACTATATCTTGTGTGGATAATTTCTTGGGGAAAGAATACAGGAAAAATCTCCGAACCTTCATATATCGTGGAATAGTATTCTTTTTAGATCGGATATGGCATACACCATTGTTTGAGAAGATGGGCGTGAAAATGAAATACAACGCTTATTATTGTTATGCCGCTACTTCCGGGATATGGTATGATAAGGGATTCAAGGAAAGACTAGCCAAGAGGTTTAACAAGTCGCTGGGCGGCGACGGGGAGCTGTTCGGGGCTAACCTAGCCTGCATGGTATGTGACCGTAAGGATATCGATTGGGAGGCGCTTCGTTTTTGGCTTGAAAAATACGATGATCCTACTGATAAGGGTATGGTGAATAGTCCTATCCAATTTATGTATTTATATTTATATTACACTTTTAACAAATAACTTGAAATGAAGAAGATAAATGACTGGGTTATAAAAACATTTGGGTTGAGAGGCTCATGGAGCTGGGCTAAGAAACAGATGTTAAATGGAGCGATCATTAAACGTAAGGCTACTACAGGGACATACAAAATAGCTATTGATGATGACAAGAATAGGTTACTTGTAGCCACATGGGATCATCTAGATCAAAACCCTGTATGGGAAAGGTGTCCGCATAGTTTATTAGATGAAGATGCGGTTGATTATTTTGTCACAGCTCATAAGGAATTATCATATGGAGGCATAAAGATCAGGATGAAAGATGAATTTAATTGTAACGATAAAATATCGAAAGTATGAAAAAGATTACCGATAAAGACGTAGAGGCTCTTAAAGCCGGGAAGAAGGTGACAAAAGGCTTTATCCATATGCAGTTGGATGATAAGGGGAGATTGAACATGTGGGCTGATATCAATATAACTGACAAATATAGGGACTTTGAAATAGACGCTAGCAAATTGTTTGATCATGGGATTCTTACTGAAGAATATGATAAACTTAGAATTATAAACATACATTAGCAAGGTAGAAGAATATGAGAAGAAGGATGATAGGCGGTCAAACCGTTTCAAACGGTATATATATCTTACACACCAATGGCAAGTTGTATACTAGTGATAAATGGAATTATTCGTGGAGAAACGACGCCGTAGGAGTGGCGTTGATAAGCGACAACAGCAGCTTCGTTATTTCAGGTATTGAGCTTAAGAATCGAAGCTGGTCTAATACGACTGGATTGATCCAAGGAGTAACTACAATAACATCAAGTAATGAAGCCAAAAAAGATTTTAATGGATTTCAAAACACACAAAGTATCGCGGAATATACGCATGCTAGTGCCGCTTATGAATGTACTGTTACTCAATTCAAGAACGGGCAAATGGGATATCTGGCATCAGTGGGAGAATGGATGGAGATCATGAATAATTTAGATGAGATTAACAGATGCATGTCTCTTATCGATGGATTAGATATAGACGAAGGCACTACAAGTTATTGGACTAGCACTCAATATAATTATGAGAAAGCATGGTTAGTGACTTATAACGGGAATGAGTTTTATCCAAATGATGAGAGAAAGGGCGTTTCCTTCTATGCTATTAGAGTAATATCACAATTAAAGTGATTATATACCTAAACGATAAATAATATGAAAGTATTATCATTATTTGACGGGATATCATGTGGGTATCTAGCGTTACGGAGGGCCGGCATACCTATAGATACTTATTACGCTTCGGAGATAGACAAGACATGCATAAAGGTAAGTCAAAAACATTTTCCGAATATCATCCAGTTAGGGGATGTCAATAACTGGAGAACATGGGATATCCCTTGGAAAGACATAGATCTGGTCATGGGAGGATTTTGTTGCCAGAGTTTCTCTAGCTCAGGTAAGGGTAAGGGGTTTATGGACGCAAGGGGAAGGCTTTCTTCTGCTTTTCGGACATCGTAAGGTATTTAAAGAAGGAGACCAAAGGTAAGATCCTGTTCTTGGGCGAGAACGTCCGGATGCGGGACGAGCACCGCTGGGTGATCACCGAGGAGCTTGGCGTGGAGCCGGTGGAGATCGATAGCGCCTTTGCGATCCTGTACCTAGAAGTACTATGAAGCTTAAATTTAAAACAGAGTTAAGAGATGATTATAAACAAGAAATGGTCAATGCCGAACAGCGAGACATTCAGCATAAAACCGATAAGGGAACTTATAGATAAATATCGAGAAGAGGGGATGGTTATAGTGGATCCATTCGCCAGAAACAGCGATATAGGGACAATCACCAACGATCTTGACCCTGATACTAAAGCTATGTATCATAAAGACGCCACAGA